CGGCCGCCTCACCCTTCGCACCCTGCGAGGGGTCAGGCTTCGGGGTCGTCGGGGTGTTCAGCAGAGCCATGAGAGATTCCGCATCCGCGATCAGGCTCTCCTCGTCATCACCCTGCAAGCGGGCAACGAGAGCAGCAGGCAGGCCCGTATCAAGGGCTACCTTCTGACGCATCGTGGTCTTCTCGTACTCAGCGAGCCGTTCGGACGCTTCTTTAGCGGCCTTCTGTGCACGCTCCAGTTCGGTCAGCTTCTCGGCCTCCGCAGCGTCACGCTCAGCCTGGAAAGCTTTCAACTGCTTATCCAGCGCGTTAGCGCGTTTGCGTTCTGCTTCAAGCGCCTTTTTGCCGCCGTCGCCAAGTTCCACAGGATCGCCCTGCGGTTCAACGGATTCCGGGGCTACCGGTACTGGTACTACTGTTGCTTCTGCTGTCGCTTCCGACATTTGTTTCCTCCATCGCGGTGGATAAAACCCCGAGCAGGCATCGCGCCAGCGGGGAGAATGTAGGGGGCTAGAAAGCCCAGCCGTAAAGCTTCAGGAGACGCTTAGCGTCCGCCTGATCTTTGGCAATTGAGTAAATCGTTTCGGGCATCAGGCGCGGCGACTTCAGGCGCAGATACTTGCTGCCGTCTCTGAATACGCCCTGGTCCTTGACGTAACCGGCCTGTGACATCTCCCAGTAGGCACGTCCGCGGCGCGTCGTGCCCTCGCGGGTGTACTTGATCGCCTGCCCGTTGACCTGACCGGCGCGCACAGCACCGGACTTGCGGTAAGCGTTGATCAGCTGGTTCATGTCCGCACCATCACGGAACGCCTGCCCATTCGCCGCCGACCCCAAAACCCGGTTCTGCTCGGCCTCGGACAACTCCGACAGGTAAGCGTGCGGATCCGTCCGCGCATCGTCGCCCGTATCCTCGGTGGAGGGCACGTTGCGGCAGTCGCAGCCAGGGTGGCGAAGGAACGGGGTCTGATGGGTTGTGGTTTTGCCGGCGAGGACCACGCAACGCCCGCACGACGGCGGGTTTAGCATGCGAGTCCAGAGCTTCACACGATGCGCGCCGCCAGACACCTTCTCAGCAGCGCGGCCCGTATCCGACAGCATCGTGCCCGCCATCAGATTCAGCGACTGCCCAGCCTTCGCGAGCGCAATGCTAGGCTCGAGCCCGGCAGCAACGCCCATCTTCGCCTGGATAACAGCCCCGTACGCCATCGACGCGACCGGCAAACCATCACCAGCCACACCCACAAACCGCGAACCAGTGGACTGGTACAACGGCTCAGCCGCCGCGCCGACCTCGTCCAAAACGTCCGGGACATACGCAAGCGCGCCGTCAGCGATCCGCTCCTGAGCAGTGAACAACACCGCCAGCAGGGAAGGCTCGAACTTCGCGTAAGACGCATCAAAGTCCGAGCCCATCCGCCGCCATAGCCGAGACGTAGCCGCAACCGCAGCCCCAATCTCAGACCGCTGCAAAGCCGAATAGCTAAGCGCCGCCTCCGGTAGTTGCTGCAACATTCACAGCCTCCTTGGTGGCAATCTTCGCTAGGTACGGATCCTGCTGCTCGGCGTCACGGTAAGCCCGGTCGCGGTCCTTCTTCGCCTGCGACCAACCCAGCTCGTCCTGCACCGACTCTCGGGCAATCACACCCGTACCGTTCGCGTACAGCTTCGTCAAAGCGTCAGCCTTCTGAGCGAACGTCGGCGTGCCGGCGTCGAACCATTCAGTCTTGATCTGGTTAGCCATCGGCCATGAGCCGGTGCGGAATCGCTCAGCGATACCCTGCACCCACGCCCAACCATCGCCCCAGTTCGACGCCTTACCCTCAGCGTTCAACACCAGGCGCGACTCGTCAGCACGGATCGCACCCTCAGCTGCCGGGTTCACCGAAGTCTGACCCAAGTAGCGGGTAGGAAGGCCCGTAACGCTAGACACCATCTGCCCGTAATGGTTGATCGTGTCGTGGAAGTTCTTCAGATCCGATGCGCTGAACTGCCCGACCTTCGCCGTTTCCTTCTGGTTCGCCCAGATCGCCGAATAGTACGACTGCCACGCCGGAATCGGCGCACCGTCAGCGTCCACAAAATCGCCCTTGGACATGCCAAGAACCCACTTCTGAGGAACCGCGTGAGTCTCGAGTGCGATCTGAAGATTCGTGATCGCCCGAGCCGCCGAATCAACCAGCGGGATAACGTCCTTCATCTCCGAAACCCCGAGCCAATCGCCCGTACGGCGACGGTTCAGGAACATCACAATAGGCACGCGGCCCAGGTTATGGTCGTCCCGGTCATACTCGACCCAGGAACCGCCATTCTTCTCCAGCCAGACCGTACTATTCGCCTCGTACAGGGTCGCAAACTTAGGCTGCGGGTCTTCCTTCGTCGCGCCATAAACACGCAGCGCAGAACCGATCCTGCGGGTCCGAGGATCCACAACAGCTGTCATCTCACGGGGGCTTTCGACCGTGATTAGCGGGTGATCCTTGTCCTCAGCGTTCGAGCCGATGCACACGAAACCGCGCCCGTAAATCAGCGTGTCCTTATGCAGCAACGCTGACTCGGAATCAAGGTTGTTCGCATCCCAATGCTCACGCAGAACACCCGAAGACACCTTCTCGCCAGGAAGAATGAAATCCTTCACCCGCAACCGCTGCTCCACCGAATCAACAGCAACCCGCGACCAGTTAATAACCGTCTCAAACTTGCGCAACTCAGGCGGAACAGCCAAGCCGATGTGCTCAAGGACCTGCGAGCCCTCGTAATACTTCCCCAGCCGCTCATCATCACGGCCCAGCGTGTCAAGCTGCATGTTCAGCTTCGTTACAAGAGCGGACTGTTCTGAACTCAACGCCACAACGGCCCCTTATCTGAAGACAAACATGCGATTATCGGTAACTTCGCCCCATCCGGCCTCGTGGGCATCGGATGCGGCGGTATGTGCAAGGATCTTCGCCATAACGACGTCGATCTTCTGGTGATCTGTGGGCTTGCCAAGGACGTACTTCTGACCCGGCTTCGCGATCTTCTTAGCGTTCGCGGCGTGAACCGTCGCAATCGGGCAGCCGTCATGCGTCATGCGCTTCTGCGCCAGGTCAACCTCGAAGCGGCGAATCTCCGGGTACATGCGGCTAATCGAGTTAGTGGGCCACTCGAAAACGTGCTCGTCGCCGTACTTCAGCGACCAATCACCAATCTCCGACATCCAGTCGTGCGGGTCGCAGTACATGCGGGCCACGTCGTAAACCTCGAACAGCTCATCAACCGCTGCATGAACCTCGCCGCGGGGAATGTAGCCGCCCCACTCGGCAGGATCCCAAACAGTAGGCCGACGATCCGGCCCGTAACGCGGGGTGAAGCTGAATCCGTCGATAGTCTCAGCCTGCAACGCGGTCCAGTCGTTATTCTCCGAACCATCCATGCCGATACATATCCGCGTCTTAGCCTCAGGATTCGGCAGCCACAACATGTCCGGCATACGCACCATCCCAAAGACCATCACGAAGCCACGAACCAAGACCATGAACAATCCGGTTCCCATAAAAGCGTTCAGCCTGCGACGGGTCAGTCTCCATCAACTCCGCAGCCTCAGCCTCGATAGCATCCAGATCAACCCACGGCGAACCCTCATACACGTACTTATGGATCCGGCGCCGATCAGCCTTGTTCTTATAGGACAGATCAGCCGGCGGTTTCCGGTAGAAGCGGTAAATGTCGGTGCTCTTAGACTCGAAAGTCTGCTGAGCCGTCGAGTTCTCAGCCGGATCCCAAGGGTTCGTCCACTCAATCGAGCGCCCACCCATACCAGCAAGGCCACGACGCATAGTCTGAGCAACACGGACCATCTTGTTCTGCACCGTGTAAATACCCGACTCGTCAAAGTTCGCAAAGTTGATCGGGTTACCTAGGCGCGACATAGCCGAGCTCGTCACAGCCTCGATCTTGCCGTTATTCGGCAACCGGACGAACTGCTCGCCAGTCTTCATGATGTTGTCAAGAGCGCCGCCGCGGACCATTGCCTGAAGTGGCCGGTAAACGTTGTCGACTTGCTCCTCAGACGTAGCCACAAGCTGAATCAGGCTAGTGTTCCGGGGAATCCCCATCGCATCGCCAGGCTCATACTCATACTCGAAGTCACAGTCGCAGCCGTTCGCGTGGCATGAGTAAACCTCGCCGCCATCAGCCCAGCCACCAAACACAACCGGGCCCGCAGCCTCGAGCAACGTCACAGCAGCCGCAAGCGGCCCCTTACCAGTCTTCTGCGGCGCCACCACCTGAGAACGCCTATACGTGAACGCCGGCGCCAACACCGGACGCTCAGGAACCCACTTAGACGTACGCTTCACCCGGTAATGGTTCGCAATGATCTGCAACTGCCAATCAGACGGGATGAACGGGCGCCCCTTATCGAAGCCATCAGGCACCGAACAGTGAGATTCGATCCAATCAGCGCCGAGGAACCCTAGAGTCTGGCTAGAGGGAAAGTTGATGCTGAAATCATCCGTCATTCCCCACAACCTTTAGCCGGGCACGAGACGAAGCCTTACGTTTAGCGACCGGCGCCGCCTTCGGAGCCTCGCCCGCCGGCAACTGCCAACGAAGACGATTCAAGCCAGCCGTAGACAGCCCCAGAAGCTCTTGGTGCTGCTTCACAAGGGTCCGAACCGAGCCCGAAGCCTCCGCTTTTTCAGCCTCGGCCAGGTAGCGGACATACAGGGCGACCTCGTCCTCGAGCCCGAGTCGCTTCCACTCCGTAGCCTGCGGCTTCAACCACAACCGGCCCCAGATCGTCGCCTCACGGCCCGACAACTCATCCAACGGGAATTCGGGCGCCTCAAAATCAGGCACCTCGAGCACAGTCCACGTCGCAGAATCGCCAGAACGCTCACGCCTCAAAGCAGCCGGATCCGCAACCCTGCCGGCATTTCCTCTAGCACCACCAGACGCCATCGGAACACCACCAATCAGGGGTTGAAAACGATTCTCAAAAGGGTTTTGATTCTGGAAAACTTCTTAGACCCC